AGCTAAAGTAGTATTTATAGGATCAGTCATATTCCAATTGACTGATTTAACAAAATATGGTTTATTTAAAATTCTAGAATAATCCATCTCTAATTTTTGAGGGAGACTATCTAGTTTAGGTTGTTTTGTATATATCATAGGTGGGGCAATTTCTGCTTTGCTCCTCACACTAGAATAAAAATTTGAAGCTGTTTCTGTGACAGCTTCTGATGTTTCTGTAACTGTATTTTCTGTGATTCTGTTTTAATGGTGGCATAGAAGAATCGATCACACCAACCATACATACGATGTCTCGGGTTTTAATAAAATACTGAATTTATCCGTAGCTAGTGCAACCAACACTATTATAACTCGATAATAAATTCAATAAAAATATATATATAAATATACAAAATAAGTAAATAAAATAAAATATGTACAAAATTTAAAATGTAATTATAAATATATATCAGTATAACCATCCAATTCACAATTGGGATCGCTATACAACTCCTGCAAATAATTTTCTGTTAATATATTGTAATCCGCTAGTGGAAAACCAGATAATCTATGTTCAAAATCAGCTAATAATGCTTCTCTATCAGGATGTAAATAAATTTCACGCTGAAAACAGCCAACCTTACCATCCATAACTATATCGACATCTTTACAGGCATCAACAAAAGATAATCCTGAATATAAAGTTCTTAATTCTAACGGACACACAATTTTTGCTAGTTTATTATGATATCTAAATGATCGTTTCAAAAAAGTAACATCATCTATATTTTCGAAAGGAGTACAAATGACCGATTTGTTTGATGCGGTTAAATTCATTCCTATACTAACGAAGAAGTCTTTCATAGTTAATGCATTTAAAAAATTAGCATGTTTTCTTATGCCATTTAATTTATCATCACCATAAACATAATCAATAATGGACTCCCAAAAATCTTTTACTGACGGCTCAACTCCATTAGTTAAACATCCTCTGTAATACCACATGGCAGTATAAAACTTATTAACTATACTATTAAATATTGCTGTTAAAAAACTACCAGAAGGCATAGAATGTGTGGTTAAATAAAAATCATCCATGACAGCTACCAAAGAATGTACTAAATTCTCTATCAAAAACTCGACAATCATAAGGTGTTCCTCTTCAGTAAATTCACTATCATCTCGTCTAATGCATTTTCTAGCAACTTCATATGCACAAGCTCTTTGAACCTGTGATAACATTTTACCGTCATATTTTTCAACATCACACGCAAAAACGCCAATACATTTCTTTAATTTCTTATACATTCTCGGCCATTCTTTTAGTGGATTCATTCCTACCATAATTTGATGTGTCTTACGAGTTTGTATTAAATTTCCAACCATTCCACCAAAATATTTTTTCATTAAAATTTGCTGGTGAATAGTACCAATTCTAAAACTGCGAGGGGTTCCCTCTTTTTCATCATTTCTCAATTCATCTTTTAAACTTTCATTCCACACAAAAGCATCCCATTTAGGTTTGCCTTTAATAATGGATTCTTCTATTTCTCTAATCTCTTTTCTACATTTATCAGTTAAGACGCCGTTTGGAAAATCAACATAATCGGATTTAAGCTTAGAACACATAAAACCATTCGAAGATTTTTTGTTTAATCCAGCTAACAAGTCATTTCCTACGACTATTTCACTTTCTGCAATTGGTTTAAAAGGATTAATAAAACTTGCAATTACTCTTTTCCCAAAATTAATTTCAGGTATGGGAACATTTGCTACAGGAGAAAAAGATTTTTTAGCTATGTCTTTAACTGTAAAATGACCAAATTTCTGCAGATTAGCAGGAGTACGAGTAGTAGGGTATATACCATGTATGGGAGATGGACCAAATCCAGTATGAGAAGGAACAGTGCCAAACATTTTACGATCCAATTTAATAACACTAGTATTTGGTAAAACTTTTGATGAAATAGTCCAAGGTATAATGTTTTTATCACTTTGTAAGAGCTCAAAAATTTGACGTTTAACCATATCACTCCATCTAATAGCTACTCCAGTGTTACCAGCTACATCGCCAGCAACATGCATTCCCAAAATGCCTGATCCAGCATTAACTATAACTGAACCACACATACCTTGTCCTTGTGTAAAGTAAGTGAAATCTTTAGGAGTTATCTTATTAGTAAAAGTAGTTTCATTAATAGAATGTACATAAGAATAATCTGTATCTAATAAATTACTTTCACTATCATTTATATACTTAATACCAAATGAATTAATTAAACTATTTTTCCCTACGCTACCATGATCTACGAAAAAATGACACAAATTTTGAAACGGACTAGGATATGATCGTGCAATAGCTAATACTGCTACGTCATCTTCATTTAGACCCCATTCTTCTACAAAATGTTCATTGTCTAATAAAATGCTATTCTTGTCTCTATCATTATAAATGGTTATAGTGCCTTCTTTTCCACCAACAAAATGTTTAGGAACAATTATATGTCTACCAGAAACTAATCCAAAACCTTTAATTTTGTATCCTTCAAATACTAAATCTATTTCTTTAACGGCTCGTTGTACAGCAACCATATTAGTTGAAACCTTACTATCAGGGTATTTAAAATCATCACGCCATCCTTGAGTTTCAAAATTTTTCAAAACTTGTTCTAATTTATCAGAACCATACTTGCGTGAAAAATCTAATTTTAATTTGTTTGCCTTGATTTTCTTAACACCATACGTAACTCCACCTACTATTAATCCTAATACTAAAATAAAACTAATAACAAATAAATATATGTGTAAATTTTCTTTAAATCCAACAGTTTTAAATAATTTTTCTAACATTTCTTCTATAAAAGATGTTACTGTTCCGGCAAACCATTTAGCAGTCATCCAAAAACTACCAACTTTAATGTCATCTTTTGCTCTTTTAATATCTTCTTCGTCAGGAATATCCCAACACGCGTCAAAAGTTAAGTCTGCAACAGGATTATTATTATTTTTATTGTTTGAAGCTGAAGCTCCTTGAGACACCATAGTTATATCGAAAGTTTTTGAATCTACTACTCTAGCTATTTTCTCTTCCTTTGCATTATATAAATACACAGGATTAAAAACGGGTTCATGTGATGTTCGAAATTCTTTCATTATAGCAGTATCTTTAAAATATTCATCTGTACTACTTTTCAAAACGGATTGTAACTCCTGATCTTCAAAAGTTTTTTGTTCTTGCTCATCATATATCTCAGGTTTGCAAACAGCAACTTGTCCCAAAAATTGTTTTGATTTATTTTGTATGTAATTGATATCTTCTTCTGTTAATTTGTTACCATCCACAAAACCTTTCTTCAATTCAGCAAATCCATTGACTATACTTAATATCCAAGATACAACATCCAACTTATGATGTTGGTCTTCATGATCTATAATAAAACTCGACTGTAAATCTGGAAATTTGGTTTTGAAATTAGGAGGAAAAGCAGACTCAAAACGTTGAGTACTAATATCAAAATATTTAAATATTAACTCTCCTTTTATAAAATCTCCAATTCTAGTTATTTTTGAAAAATCGAAAACATAACCTCTTCGAAATAAAGCCTTAACGTCTGATATACAATCCTGTTTGGTTAGTCCTTGTAAGTGTTGAAAACAATTTGTAGTTACCATTATAGTAGGACTACTAAAAAATTTAGTATCTTTTAAACCTGCTTCAGCGCAAGGTAAAGGTAATTTCACACAAGAAACCATGTTGATAATAGTTCGCCATTGGCTAACACCCATCTGACCCACATCATCCATAAAGAAAATGTCCTCTGATCTATATGAGTCATACCAATCTTTGCCATCAGTTGTTGCATTCACAATATGTGAATAACAAGTCTTACCAGACGCTTTTATAACGGCACTCATTAAGACTGATTTCATACAGCCAGGTTCTCCTTCAAAAACAAAGCAGTTTGGTTCTTGTCTATCAGGTTGTCCATAAGATATTAAAGATCTCATCAAATTGCGCCATTTTCCAAGAATAACGCCTAATGCAGAGGATCTACGAGCCCAATCAGCAATTTCATGGTTATTTGAAAATTTCTTGTTAATTTCCATTAATTGTAATCTATAGGATTCATTACCTATTTTATGTGGATTTTTCTCCAAATCACTCAACGCATTTTCCATTTGAGTTATCCACACATGTGCTGTATGGTTTTTGAAAAACCCAAAAATTTTTTCTAACATTGGTTTAAATGCTGACGCTGTTGGAATTTTCTCCATCAAATATTCGCATAAATTAAAAATTGCTGCTATCATTTTGTTTATAATGCTCAAGTCGTCTCCCACTTTCATTGAAGTCAACATTTGTGCATTCCGCAAGATGCTAACCAACTTTGTCGGTAACACTGCGGCCATTCCAGCTAATAATATAACATCCAAAGATTGTGCTTCAAACACTGTTTTGTGTAATGAGTAAATTGACAAAATGACTTGAATAAAATTGATAATGTCAAATTGTCCTGAAACTAAAGTGTAAACTTCTAATACTAATTTAATTAATGAAACTATTAACACTTTTTCTCTACCTTTAATGTTATTTTTAAGAATTCCTAAATTTTTAACCATGTGTATTAACATTTTAAAACCTACAAAAGTATCTTGAAAATCTCCAAGAATACTTTGTGGTTTAAATTCTCGAGACAATAAACCCTTGATTTTTGAATAGGCTTTTGTTCTAGAATTACAATCTATTACTCGAAATTTTTTATTTAATTTACTAAATATAGGACCGTGAGTGGATACAAATACCCGAAGTTTAACTTCTCTTACTCTTCCGGTTCTATAATAATATAAATAATAATGATTATTATCTGGTTCTTCTTTTATAAATTTACTAAGTTCGCTCATTTTATGTTTTATGGTCTGTCGCTCTATTCATTTGTAAAAATAAAGTATTGATGCATTGTTAAAGTTTTGATACTTGTA